TTGAAACCGGGTTCTTCGTGAAGGTCTTCGAGGCGAGCCTTCATCGCATCCGCGCGCTTCAGGTCGCCGTCCTTGATCATCTGCTTGAACGATTTGGCCGCCATGAGGCCTCCGTCTGTTGTGATTACTTGGTGACTGTATGGGGGAGTGGTCTGGCCGGTGTCGATCTCCGGCGTAAGGCGCTTCTTAGGCGGCATCGAGCTTGCTTATTCGCTTGAGCCATCCTCATGAGTCAGCCACGTCCCATTGCGCATCGACCTGCGCATTCAGACCACTCTCCGATACAGCCTGGCGATGGGGAGCCAGGTGGATCGGGCCTGCGTTGGGGAACCCGGCAGGCGCGGGCGGTGACTACTTGTCGTATTTCTCGCCGCAGAATGGGCAGTAGGAGGCGCGCAGGAAGCTTTTCTGCTTCACGTTTTTCATGCCTCCCGACTTTTTTGGTGCCTGATACTGGATCTCCACCGGGCAGGCTGCTCGATGGTTTACCCCTTCGCTTCCGCCGAGGCTGAACACATAGCCTTGAAGCTCAACACTCAATCCGGTTGCGCCAGTTGGTAACTGCTGCTGTACGTGTTCCCTCAGTCGCTGTTCCGACTCACTGTGACAGTTGCACATGTCGCCCTCTCGTCTCGCTTATCGCTGGGTGTGTTTGGTCTGTTGATGCCCTGCTACCGGCAGGGCGGCGGGTTATTCCTGCGCTTCTTCTATCGCGCTGATCGCCTCATCTAGGCTGTCGCTGGCATTGCCGATGCGCTCGGCCGCAGCCTCTGACTGCTGGCCCTTTTCGCCCTGTTGCAGACTCTCCGGCATATTGTCGAATGCCTCCTGCTCCTCGCTCTGCAGTTCATCCAGGCGTGCGCGCAGTTCCTGCATTTGATCCACGATTTCAGCGAGCTGTTTGCGCCGTGCGTTATTCATGTCCTTTCCTCGGTAATGCCCCGGCGAACCGGGGCTATCCGCATCAATAGCGGTTCAGCTGTCCCATTCCGGACGTTCGCCGAGTCGCCGCTTCTTCTCGACGTTGAAGGCTTCGGCTATGTCGAATGCATGCCTGACCAGTTCGTTGGGATTGCTTACCCACTGGCATTCACCAGCCAGAAGGCCAGCCAATGCCACGTTTGCAGTGGCTTACATCTCGTCGTACTCGTTGCGCGTCATTGTTGTTGCCCTCCAGGGCGTGTTGACTTCCTCGATGCCCCTCTTGCGAAGGGCATCTGAGAAATCGGTGCTTCTCCCGCGTTCGCCTACTGGGCTTCTACAGCCCGCGGGTGTTGCTTCTGGTGTCTCCGTAAACCGCTCAGCCGGCATGCCGAACGTCGCAGTCTTCTTGCTCGGACGCTGTTACCCGCCACCTGCGCCTGGGCGATGATTTCTGTCCTCACTGCAAGCGCTTTCGGCGCCTGTCCGCTGTGTTCCCCACCTTTCGGCGGTACCAGGTACAAAGCCACCATCTGAGTGACCCTGGCAGGGAGCGTGAGCAGTGCAGACCCTCGGCGCGCGATTCCAGATGCGTCGCGTCAGCCTTGAGCCTGGCCGGCAACCAGAGGCCGGCATGGGTTCCCAAATTGTCGAAAGAGCGGTCGGCTCGGTGGCCTGGCGCTGCGTTGTTCTGCGGCGTTGAGGTGAGTATGAGACTGCTCATATTTACTGTCAATGAGTATTCCCATATTTTTTTATGAGGTGACTCATCGGAGGTTTCTCAGGACGAAAAAAAGCCCGCGCTAAGCGGGCTCGTTGGGTTGCTGGAGGGGCTTAGGAACCGATTCCGCCGCCACGCCAGATAACGCGGCCGATGATCGGTAGATCATGAACTGACGTTTCGCTTGCGATTTCGTCTGGGTATGCGGTTTTGTCAGGGTTGTCGCTTCGAATGAGCCAAGCACCAGTTAGCTGTTGATTCAGGCGCTTGATGCTGACGCCGCCGTCTGGTCGCCTGATGACGTACACCTGCTTATCCTGGGGCTCTATCTTGGCCACGTCGAAGAGAACCACATCGCCTTCGAATATGTAGGGCTCCATGCTGTCGCCCTCTGCGTAGATCACGAAGAGGTTCTCTGGTTTGGAGTTGACCCGCTTCAGCCAATCTCGCTTGAACACCAAACCTTCAGTGGTCTCTACGTGATCATTGAAATATCCATCGCCGCACTCGCCGCGAGCAGTGTATTGGGGAATCAGGGCGTAGTCCTTTTCGCTCGGGGCTCCTGGTGGAACCTCTTCATTGTTGTTCATGTTTCCACGCCCGGCGGCTAGCCATAGTGCGCTTACGCCACAAGCGGCAGCCAACTGAGCAATATATGCCGACCCCTGCGACTTCCCCTGCTCAAGGTTGGAAATTGAGGTTTGGTCCAGGCCGACTCGTTGAGCTAATTGAGCCTGGGTGAGTTTGGCGTGCTTGCGCGCGGCCTTGATGCGGTCTTTGAGTTCCATCCGAAAAGTATCAGGGGCGTTCCCATATCCTTGCAAATGAGTATTCCCCTGGGATACCTTATGAGTATTCCCATAAGGAGGGATGCTATGACCACCATCTACAAAGAGCTCGTCGCCCATTTTGGGACTCAAGACGAGACCGCCGCGAAGCTCGGCGTTGACCAAAGCACTGTGTCTGGATGGGTCCGGGGAAAGCACGGGATGTCTCCTGTTGTTGCGAAGCGGGCTCAGGTTCTGACCGACGGGAAATTCAAGAAAGAGGACCTGTGTCCGGCTTTCCCGTGGGAAGTGCTGTCGGCGGTTGCCTGACATGACAGCCAGCCAATTAAACGCCGAGCGCGATGCAAGGGCACGGGAGTTCGAGTCCCTGATCCTCAACCGACTTTTGTCGGTGGGACAGAAGACCGTCGCCGACGCAATCGGCGTGAGCGAATCGACTGTCAGTCGTTGAAAAGAGGGCGAGATAGAGCGGTGGTGCAAGGTGCTTGCGCTGCTGGAGCTTCAGGTCGTCCCGATGTCGGCTCAGTGCCATCCATCCGAGTACATCCAGGCGCTCAAGACCCTGGCCGAGCTTGGCCTTCAGGCCGAAAAGAAGCGGCCTGGGCCGTTGGGGTGGGATTGAGGGGCGCCGAACGCCGGGCACAAAAAAGCCGGGATTGCGGCCCGGCTCATTGCTACATCAGATGAGGTAACTCTAATGCATCAGATTATCCACGGCAATACCGAAACCGTCGTTCCGAAAAATGCGAACCACGACTTCGTGGCACGCAAAATGAGCACCCTCAAGCTGCGCGATCTCATCAATTATGCCCGCGCGGATGCTGGGGAGCCCAGGGTCAGGAATGATCAGTTTCTTGCTCGTGTCGAAGACGAGTTGGGTGATGAACTTGAGGGGGTGCAAAAATATTACACCCCCTTCCATGGCAACCAAGTCGCCGCCTACGACCTGACTCTTGACCAGTGCGTGCTGGTTGGGATGCGCGAATCTAAGTCGGTTCGCCGAACGGTATTGGCCAAACTGAAGTCCTTCGAGGCCCCTCGTGTTATTGCCACGCTCCCAGACTTCACCAACCCAGTAGTGGCAGCCCGCGCTTGGGCGGATGAGGTGGAGCAGAAACAGGTGGCCCAGCAAGCACTGGCGATTGCTGCGCCCAAAGCAGAGTTTGTCGACAAGTATGTCGAATCCACCGGGCTCAAGGGCTTTCGCCAAACCGCCAAGCTGCTGAGGGCCAATGAGGCCCGATTCCGTGAGTTCTTGCTCGACAAGAAGATCATGTATCGCATGGGCGGCGAGTGGCAGGCATACCAGAACCATATCGACGCTGGACGCTTCGCCGTCAAGACCGGCACAAGCGACAGCGGTCACGCCTTCAATCAAGCCAAATTTACCCCTAAGGGCGTCACCTGGGTGGCCGGCTTGTGGGCGCAGTACAACTTGGAGGTCCAATGATGGCCCGTTCAAGAAACATCAAGCCAGGGTTCTTTTCGAACGAGCATCTGGTGGAGCTGGACTTTGCAACTCGCCTCCTGTTCATCGGTCTTTGGACCGAGGCTGACCGGGAGGGTCGCCTCGAAGATCGCCCGCGCCGCCTGAAAATGGCCTTGTTCCCGGCTGACAATGTCGACATGGACCGAATGCTCGATGACCTTGATCACTTGGGGTTCATAAAGCGCTACACCGTGGGCGACGTGAAGGCCATTCAGATCATCAACTGGTCGAAACACCAGAATCCGCACGTCAAGGAAGCCAAGAGCATGATCCCTGAAATGCCCGAGGTAGACGCATGCCAGGGAAAGAATGAGGAAAGCACCGTGCAAGCACCGGACTCGCACAGTTCTTTCCCTGCTGATTCCCTCTCTCTTGATTCCGGATTCCTGATTCCTGATTCCCTCAACCCGTCGCAAGCTCCGGTTGACCGCGCAGAGATGTTCTCGCGGTTCTGGAAGCTGTATCCGCGAAAGGTCGGGAAGGACAAGGCCGAGAAGGCGTGGGCGAAGCTGAAGCTCACTGCCGACCTGTTTGACACGATCGTCAGCGCCCTGGCCAAGCACCGGCAGTTGCCCAGTTGGACCAAGGACAACGGGCAGTTCATCCCGCATGCATCGACGTGGCTCAACGGGAAGCGCTGGGAGGATGAGATTGACCTTCCGCGCGGCAATGTCCACCACCTACCAAGCAGCCGCCACCACGGGTTTGCTGATCGCGACTACACCGCAGGCTTGATCGAGCGGGAGGACGGCACCTATGGCTTCTAACGCCCTGAATCTTGAAGTCTGCGACCTGGAACGCCGTTTCGGGATCGTCTCCAAGACTCCCGCAAAATGCGACAAGCACGGCGAGTACGCGGCTGTTTTCCGTAGGAACTCGGACAAGCCCACCGGTTGCCCTGAGTGCTCCAGGGAGGCTGAGGCTGAAAAACTTCGCGATGAGCAGGCCGAAATGTGGCGCCGGAACGAGCGCGAGCGTATGGAGCGTCGGCTCGCTGGAGTAATGATCCCTCCGCGCTTTCAGGGTCGCACTTTCGACTCATACATCGCGCAGAACGATGGCCAGCGTAAAGCGCTGAAGGTTTGCCGAAAGTACGCAGACGACTTCGCCGAGAACAAGCGCCTGGGTCGGTGTCTGCTGCTTCTTGGCATGCCTGGGACCGGGAAGACGCACCTTGCCACTGCAATCGCTGGGCACGTCGTCTGCAACAGCGCTTCGGTGACTGCCGCCTATCGCACGGTGAGCACAATTCTCCAGTTTGTGAAGGGGAGTTTTGATCGCGAAGCCGAGTACACCGAAGCCCAGGCTTTCGAGGCCCTTTGCGCCCCCTCGCTACTGATCATCGACGAGGTGGGGGCAACGAAGCCGACCGACTTCGAGCTTGCAACCCTCTTCAGCGTGATTGATGGGCGATACCAGAACCTAATGCCGACCATCGTGATTTCGAACCTCAAGGCCGAGGAACTGCCCGGAGCGCTTGGAGAGCGCTGCGTCGACAGGTTGCGCGAAAACGGCGGGGTAGCGGTCCGGTTCGACTGGCCATCGAAGCGCTCGGAGGTGCGTCATGACTAAGGCTCACAACGGGAAGATCAGCACCGAGGGATTGGAGCTTCCAAGCGCATGCGACATCTGCGGAAAGTCCCGCGCACATGGAGGCCACGTGAAGTGCAGCAAGATCCGGCAGGCGCAGTACCGGGCGAAGAGGGCGTCCAAATGAAACGCTCCTGGACAGTGAGCGTAGGCAACAAGCGCTTCACGATGATTCTGATGGAGGACTGCGACCCGGTAGAGGTCGTGAAGAGCATCTGGCCTGAAGGGAGGATCGAGCAGTGACACCCGCAAAACAGGAGTCCCTCATGCAGGGACAGACCGGCATCGCGAAGAAGGTCTATGAGTGCGTACCGATCTCTGAGCCCTGGCGTTCGTTCCAGGTGCTCACCGCGCTCCGCAACATGACCGGGAGCACGCCGGACGTTCGGATTGTCCAGGGCTGTCTGCGCGATCTGGTCGATTCCGGATTGATCCGCCGCACTGGTACTGACCACTACCAGCGAATCCAAGTCGAGAAAAAGACCAAGCCTCAGGAGCCGAAGATGGGCGAGCCCGCGAAGAAGATCGAAACCCAGCCCGAGCCGAAGCGCTCTGCCTCCCCGCTGGAGATGCTGGGCGAACTGGCAAACGAGCTCGCCGGCATGGCCGAGCATATGAAACGCCTGTCTGATCGCATCGAGGACGTCGCTCTGGCAGTTGAGCAGGAACGCGAATCGAACGCCAAGTCGATGGAAAGCTATCGCCAGCTCAAGGCGCTACTGAAGAGCCTGCAAGGGGAGGGCGAGTGACATGGATATCGTAGACATCGCCAACGACTACGCCGAGCGTGAACTCGCTGAACGGCTTAATGCCCGAGTCCAGTACATCCATTACTTGGGGGAGGGCCTGGCCGACTGCGAGGACTGCGGAGAAGAGATTCCTGTAGCGCGGCGGGCACTCGTTCCTGGGGTTCGTAAGTGCCGGGAATGCGCGGAACTGGCTGAGCGGAGGGCAGGCCGTGGCTGATCGAATCGCCGTAAACAGCGCCGCGCGCCTGTCCGAGGCGATCACCCGCCTGACCGCAATGTACCGCGAGAAAAAGTACGTCGTGGTTTCCCTTCGCCCCGGGAAGGACAGAACACTGGACCAGAACGCCCTATGGTTCGCGCTCTACCAGCGAATTGCCCAGATGACCGGAATGGATGACGTAGAGGACGCTCGCCGGTACTGCAAGCTCCATTTCGGTGTGCCGATCATGCGAGCAGCCGATGCCGATTTCCGCGATGGCTGGAACCGCCTGTTCTTGCACCTGGACTACGAAACCAAGATCCGCCTGATGGGCGCCTGCGCCATGTTCGGACCGGATGGCTTCCCCGTGACCAGGCTTTTCAACCGAGCCCAGGGCATCGCCTACACCGACGCCATCGTTGCCGAGTTCTCGGAGAAGGGTGTTTTCTTCAACGATCTGCTTAGCGAGGACGCAGCATGACGCTCCCAACTCGCCAAGCGAAGCTGCGGAAGTGCCAGAACCCTGCATGCGGCCAGGAGTTCACCCCTCGCTTCAGCAGCACGCAAAAGGTCTGCTCGCCGGCCTGCGCCCTGGCCATCAAGGACAAGCACGCCAAGCCGGCGCGGAAGGCCATCGCCGACCGAGAGCGGCGGGAGATCAAAGTGCGGAAGGAGAGGCTGAAGACGCACAGCGACCACATCAAAGATGCAGAGAAGGCCGTTCGGGACTACCGGCGTACCTACGAACTTTCCATCGGCAGCGGCTGCATAAGCTGCGGCAAGTCTCAGGCCGAGGTGCTGGCCGAACAAGGCTGGAAGACTGGAGGCGCATTCGACGCTGGGCATTTCCTCGGCAAGGGGGCAAGGCCCGAGCACCGCCTGGAGCCATCCAACATTTGGCTTCAATGCAAGGCCTGTAACGCCGGCTCAAGCAAGTACGCCAGGAAGGGGCTTACCGTTTCCCAGGGCTTCCGTGAGGGCTTGATCGAACGCATCGGCCTGGAAGCTGTGGAGGCTCTGGAGGCCGATCACCGTCCCCGCAAGTACACCAACGACGAACTGAAGGCGATCACCGCCGAGTACCGCGCCAAGCTGCGCGAGCTGAAGAGGGCAACGGCATGACCAAAGAAACTCTGACCATCGTTCTCTTCAGCATAGGGAGCGGTCTCATCGGTTATGCGATCGGTATTGCTGCCGCCTGGCTGGGCAACTGGTTAACCGACGGTTATCACCCGCTGCTGCTGTCGAACATGGTCAGCACTCCAGGTGCTGAGGATGGTGAGCGCGCCAACGAATACCCCGATTATCTGGAGCCTCCGAGAGGCTGTTTCGGCATGTGCTGTGCTGGATGTGATGCTCGCTCGCAGGTCAACTCCAGGAGCAAAACAGTCAGCGAACAGACAGACCAATCTTACGTTTTAAACGCCGTGCTCAGCGCTCAAGGGGGTGAATGATGATCTACACCAGCATTCGGTCGGCAGTCGTCTCTGCCTTGGCGGCGGAAACCATCGACAACACTGCAAAGCAAGCCTGGCAGAAGCTCTACCAGCCAGGGTATGCAGAGAGCGAGGGTTTAGCTGGGCTGATCAGGGGCTCGAACACTTCAGGCATCAAGCGCATAGACGCTGATTGCTGGGTGCACGCCAGGCTGCACAGCCAGCTCAAGCCGCGGCACTGGAACGCGCTTGTGGCGAAGTACAGCACCCACCGCGAGAAGAAGAAGGCCGCAATCGAGGCGCTTATCCCCCTGATCGCCACCCCGGCGCCGCGCAGATTCCTCGGAATGGCAGTCTATACCTGGGCTATCCCCAAGCTGAAGGGGGCAGAAGGCAAGCGCTCTACCGACATGATCATTCTCGACGCCGTGTTCTACGACATGAACAACTGGGAATCTGAAGGCCGCCCCGAACAGACGAGGCGACGCTGGAGGTCAGGAATTCACAGTGTGCTGAACGAAATGCTCAAGGAGGCAGAGCTCGATGCGGGTGAAATCCTGATGGAGGAGGGCATCATCGTCGGAGAGGCTGCGTAGGACTTGCAATCAGTGAGCGTTTGAGCGAATATTTCCCCATCCTGCCGATCTTGCGCGTTATGAGGATCGGTAGCTCTGAAGCCCTGGCAAATGCCGGGGCTTTTTCGTTTCCGGGGCATGGATGAATCTCGAGCATCGCATAAGACGCTGGCTTCTTCAGGCTGGGCGACGTGGCAAGCCGATCCACGCAATTCTCATCCACCCCGACGATATCCAATCTGCAAGAAAGATCTGCCGGTTCGCGCCAGTAAAGGTGCTCGGCATTGAAGTACGCCGGTATGGCGCAACAGGGAGCGCTGCTGATTTGTAATCAGAGGGTTGCGGGTTCAACTCCTGCTGCCGGCACCACACTACAAGGCCCAGGCAATGACCTGGGCTTTTCTGCATCTGGAGTAAGCAAATGGACCCGATGACGACCGTTGGCGGAGGTCTCTTCGCCAAGTACAGCGTCGCTATTGCCGGGTTCTGGGGGTCGATTCTGTCCCTTGGATTCCTGAGCGGCCTGAACCGCTGGCAAGCTGCGCTCGCTGTAGCAACCGGATTCGGGTGCTCAACCTATTGGACTGCTCCGGTTGCCGCATGGCTTTCGCGTGAGTACGAGATTCCACTCGATGACGCATTTCTGAGTGGTGTCGCATTCACCATTGGTTTGCTGGCGATGAATATCATCCCCGGCCTGAAGGCGGCAGTAACGGCAATCACAGAGCGGTTCCTTCCTACGAGAGGAACCTGATCATGATCATGTCGATTCTGGCGGCGCTGGATGCGCTGCTGTGTGTGCTTGTCGTTGTAGCTGCTCTGGAGTTCCTGCGCACCGTCCAGTTGTCTGGGCAGCCGCTATTGGGTATCTCCTTCTACCTGGTGGCTGGTGGTGCATTCGGAATCCTGTACGGAATCATGAAGGGCGCACCGGTTAATCCATTTTCGGTGATCCTCCATGCTGGGCTCGTACTTTACGCCTGGTCCCGGCGCCGGCAGATATTCGGAAGCGACTGGTCGTGGAACTGAAGCGACCTCACCCTCCAGAGACGATCGGGCAGTTCGCGGAAGGCGAAGATTGGGCGGACGCCTTTGTCCCCGCTCAGGATGTTCTGGCTTGGGCGAAGTCGGTGTTAATCGATCCGAATGGAATCCTGGGCAATGAAGACCACGCCCACCTACAAGACGCTCCTCTCGCTTTCCTATGGGCTGCCTCCAGCTTCGCCAAGCAGGGGAGGACGGTACTGGGTCAGTGCGAAGAGGTGACGTTCCGCTGTGGAGCCTGGCAGAAGGGAAGGCAGGAACAGCAGATGATCCGTTGGTTCGGATACCTGCCGAGGTTTCTGATCACCCTGGCTGCTGACTACTGCTCCCAGTGCTCCGACGCGGAGTTCTGCGCATTGGTCGAGCATGAGCTCTACCACATCTGCCAAGAGCACAACCAATATGGCGAGCCCAAGTTCACCGAGGAGGGCTTTCCAAAGCTGAAGCTCCGCGGGCATGACGTCGAGGAGTTCGTCGGCGTGGTGAGGCGATACGGCCCAAGCAAGGACGTGCAGTATCTCATCGACGCTGCTAGCAGGCCTCCAGAGGTGGCCAAAATCAACATTTCGAGAGCCTGCGGTACGTGCCAGCTGAAGTCGGCATAGCCACGACAGGCCCATGACAGGAAGAAAAACGATGGCAACCCTGAACAGCGACGTGAAGGCGTTCATCGTTCAGGCGCTGGCCTGTTTCGATACGCCATCCCAGGTTGCGGAATCGGTCAAGAAGGAATTCGGCATCGAGGTCAGTCGGCAGCAGATCGAGTCGCACGACCCGAACAAGGTGTGCAGCAAGGGCCTTGCCGCGAAGTGGCGGATCCTCTTCGAGGACACCCGCAAGCGCTTCCGCGAGGAGATCGCCGACATCCCGATCGCCAACCGCGCCTACCGACTGAGGGCATTGGGTCGGATGGCTGAGCGCGCCGAGGGCATGCGAAACATGGCCCTGGCTGCCCAGCTTTACGAGCAGGCCGCCAAGGAGTCGGGTGGCATGTACAGCAACAAGCACCAGCTCGAGCACTCTGGCCCTGGCGGAGGTCCGATCCCGACAATGCCGACCACCATCCAGCTTGTGGCGCCAAGCCATGACCACGGCGAAGATTGAGCTTCCGCCAAAGCTGATACCAGTCTTCTCAGGCCCTGCCCGGTACCGCGGCGCCCATGGTGGACGAGGCAGTGCCAAAACGCGCACGTTCGCCAAGATGACGGCAGTAAGGGCGTACATGTACGCGGAGGCTGGAATCAGTGGCGTGATCCTCGGGGCGCGCGAGTACATGAACTCGCTTGAAGAGTCCTCCATGGAGGAGATCAAGCAGGCAATTCGATCCGAGCCATGGCTGGACGCGTACTTCGACATTGGTGAGAAGTACATCCGGACCAAGAATCGCCGAATTTCGTATGTGTTCTGCGGATTGCGCCATAACCTCGACAGCATCAAGTCGAAGGCCAGAATCCTGATCGCCTGGGTTGACGAGGCTGAAAACGTCAGCGAAACGGCGTGGATAAAGCTCCTGCCGACGGTTCGTGAGAACGACTCGGAGGTCTGGATTACCTGGAACCCGGAGCGCGATGGAAGCGCCACCGACACCCGGTTCCGGAAGAACATGCCGGCAGGCGCAAAAATCGTCGAGATGAACTACACGGACAATCCGTGGTTTCCCGATGTGCTCGATCAGGAGCGCCTGAACGACCGGCAGACGCTGGACGACCAGACCTATGCCTGGATATGGGATGGCGCCTACCGCGAGAACAGCGACGCTCAGATCCTTGCTGGCAAGTACCGGGTGGCCGAGTTCGAGCCTGGTCCCGATTGGGATGGCCCTTACTACGGCATCGACTGGGGGTTCAGCCAGGACCCGACTGTCGGCGTCAAATGCTGGATTTACGACCGCAGGCTTTGGATTGAGCACGAAGCCGGAAAGGTTGGACTTGAGAACGACGATATCGCTGAGTACATGATCAGGCGTTTGCCAGGGATCGAACGACATGCAGTCCGAGCCGACTCGGCCAGGCCGGAGACGATCAGCCACGTCAGGAGTAAAGGGAAAGATGGCAGTCGTGCATGTCTGCCCAGGATCGAAGGTGTAGAGAAATGGAAAGGCAGCGTCGAGGACGGCATTGCCCACCTTCGCAGCTATGTCGAGATCGTGATCCATGAGCGATGCACGAAAACCCTCCGCGAGGCCAGGCTATACAGCTACAAGGTAGACCGGCAGACCGGGGATGTGCTTACCGATATCGTCGACAAGAACAACCACTACTGGGACGCCACACGCTACGCGTTGGGCCCGCTGATCAAGCGCCGCGGCGCGGTCGGTATGCTGCTACCAGGAGCCCGCTGATGGCCATCTTCATCCTCAAGGAGCGCGCAACCAGCCGCTCCATGGTGGTCCGTGCTCGCTGCACGTCCTGCGCCCGCACCGTGGCGGTCGAGAACGCTGGCGCTGAAGGGACGATGGTCTGGCGCGATCCCAACCTCTCATCTGTCGAACTGGTCCGCGAGACGGACAAGCCAGGCCTAATCCTGAAATCGGACTGACCATGACTGACAAACTCGACCTCGCGGTCAATCACGCGATGAGCAGTGCTGTCGCGCGTGCGCGAATGAGCCTGCTGAACCAGGGCATCGGCCATGACGCCAAGCGGCCGCAGGCATGGTGCGAGTATGGTTTCCCTCAGGAAATCACGTTCAACGACCTGTACACCATGTACCGGCGGGGCGGTATTGCCCATGGCGCGGTCGAGAAGATCGTCACCACGTGCTGGAAGACAAATCCGCAGGTCATCGAGGGCGACGATCAGGACCGCTCCAAGGACGAAACCGAGTGGGAGAGGAAGAATAAGCCGTTGATCGCAGGCGGCAGGTTCTGGCGGGCTGTCTCCGAAGCCGACCGGCGCCGCCTTGTTGGTCGTTATTCCGGGTTGCTCTTGCACATCAGGGATAGCCAGCCGTGGGACAGGCCTGTCACGGGAAAGGTCAATGGCCTGGCGAAGGTCACCCCGGCCTGGGCCGGGTGCCTTAAGCCAAAGACGTTTGACGAGAAACAGGATAGCGAGACCTACGGGCAGCCCACCATGTGGGAATACACCGAGGCCTCCCAAGCCGGTCGTCCCGGTCTGGTGCGAGATATCCATCCGGACCGGGTGTTCATTCTCGGAGACTGGACCGGCGATGCAATCGGATTCCTGGAGCCTGCCTACAACTCCTTCATCAGCCTGGAGAAGGTCGAGGGAGGCAGTGGCGAATCGTTCCTGAAGAACGCTGCACGTCAGCTCCTGCTGAACTTCGACAAGGAGATTAACCTCGGCGAGATCGCCAGCACCTACGGCGTGACGCTCGATGCGCTCAACGAACGCTTCAACGAGGCGGCGCGTCAGCTAAACCGCGGCAACGATGTCCTGCTTCCAACCCAGGGTGCGACCGTCACGCAGATGGTGTCCGCCGTTTCGGACCCTGGGCCTACGTACAACGTCAACCTGCAAACCGCCGCCGCCGGCGTCGACATCCCGACCAAGATTCTGGTGGGCATGCAGACCGGCGAGCGGGCGAGCAGTGAGGACCAGAAGTACCACAACGCCAGATGCCAGGCGCGCCGGGTGCAAGAACTGACGTTCGAGATCAACGACCTGTTCGGGCACCTGATGCGCATCGGCGTGGTCCCGCTGAAGGCCGAGTTCACGGCAATCTGGGATGACCTCACCGTTCCAACCAAGGCCGAGCGCCTGGCCAACTCCAAGACCATGAGCGAGATCAACAGCGCCGCAATCGGCACTGGCGAGCCGGTATTCACCGCGGAGGAGATCCGCGAAGAGGCTGGCTACGACCCGCTCGTGGGCGGTGACCCGCTGCCTGATACCGAACCGGAGGATGAAGATGCCGCGCGCACCGATCCTACCGGCGAGCAGCAGTGACCCGACCGGGGTAGATCGACTGGAAAGGGGCGCAATGCGCGAGTTCGACAGGCGCATGCGGAAAATCCGGGATGGCTATGTCGCTGCCTTGGACCGAATCCCGGCCCAGCCGGTGGTGAATGAGCAGTACACCTACCGTCTCGACCAGGCCCTTCTCTCCGCGATCTTCGCCGACACCAACCTGATGGTCGACGAGATACTGCAGGAGGGCGGGGAGCGCGACCTCTGGTTCTTCGAATCCTATGTCGGGGTTGCCTACATCCGCGGTACCGCACAGACGCATGCCAACCTGGCGCAGCAATCGCCTGCATACCGCGCCGGCCGGGAATCGCTGGATGTCCTGCTTCGATCCGACGCCTACCGCGCGCGGATGGCACTGCTTCGCGCCCGGGAGTTCGAGGAGATGAAGGGCTTGTCCGGCCAAGTCAAGGCCGACATGGCGCGCATTCTCGCCGAGGGCATGGGGCGCGGGAAGAATCCCCGCGAAATCGCACGGGACCTGACCGCCCAGGCCGGCATCGAGGCGCGTCGCGGCCATCGCATCGCACGCACCGAAGTCACAACCGCTCTCCGAAGGGCTCGCTGGGACGAAAAAGACGCTGCTGAGGCCGACTACGGCGTTCAGTCGAAGCTGATGCATATGTCGGCCCTGTCCCCCAGCACCAGGGCAACCCATGCGGCAAGGCACGCCAGTCTCTACACCTCGGACGAGGTGAGGGACTGGTACAGCCGAGACGGAAACTCGATCAACTGCAAGTGCAGCCAGGTCGAGGTACTGGTCGATGACGAAGGGAACCCGGTGGTCCCGGCCATCGTCGAGCGCGCGCGCCGCAACTACCAAGTCATGAAAGCCAAAGGGCGCGGGCCCTGGGCGAAAGAGGATTGAGCCATGCCCATGCAGGTCAACATCACCACCCAGGTCAACAGCGCCAGCATTCGGCGTGAGACACACAACGGGCGCGAACATCTGGTTCTGCCGAGCTACACCCTGCCGGCCGGCGTGATCATGAACGGTGGTCTCTACACCGCCGAGCAGATCGACAAGCACTACCCAGGCCTGGAGGGAACGCTGGCGCCGCTCGGGCACCCGATGGTCGACGGGAAGTTCGTGTCTGCGTTCTCCCCTGAAGGGATCAACGCCGCCCACGTCGGCGCCTGGAACCGCAACGTGAAGAAATCCGGCAACCGGGTCTACATGGAGAAGTGGGTCGACGTCGAGTTTGCCAAGTCCACGGAGGGCGGCCGTGAACTGTTGCAGCGCGTCGAAGCGCTGGAGAAGGGGGAGGACGTCCCCCCGATCCATACCAGCGTTGCCGCATTCCTCAATCGCATCGAGCCGAACGAAAGCCAGCGTGCCCAGGGCGCGGAGTGGGTCGCCGACATCCAGAGCATGGATCACGACGCGATCCTGCTGCACGAAGTAGGGGCGGCCACTCCTGAGCAGGGCGTCGGTCTGATGGTAAACGCCGACCAGGCTGTCCTGCTTCAGCCGAATTCCGGCGCTCTGGTTGGCGAGTCCTACCGGGATCGGGAGCAGCGTCTCGATCGCGCCGCAAAGGAGCGGTTCGCCTCCGGGCCCGACCAGTACGCATGGGTTGCCGACTTCACCGATTCTCAGGCTGTGATCAGCCGCAATGGCGGTGTGACCGAGGTGTACGGCTACAAGGTCGAGGCAGGGAAGATCGTCTTCGACGAATCCGGCCAGCCCGTTGTCAGGCAAGAGTCCTGGGTCGCCATGGTGGCCAACAGCATCAAGAACATTTTCACCCATCGTCAGGCTCGGCCTGATCAACCTGAGAAGGAGGGCGACATGCCCCTGACCCCCGAAGAAAAGGCCGAAATCGTGAAGGAAATCGGCACCAACACCTCCAGCGCCATCAAGGAACTGGCAGACACCATCATCAAGCCCCTGGCCGACAAGGTCGACGGCCTGGTCGCCAATCACAAGGCTCTGGCCGACACGCTGACCGCCAACCAGCGCGCCGAGGAAGACAGCATGCGCGAAGCGGTAAAGGCCAAGTTTGGCGAGGTCATCGCCAACAGCCTGGCCGGCGACGCGCTGAAGGAAATGTTCAAGCAGTGCGGCGAATCCGCTCCGCTGGGCGCCAATGCTGCCACCGACAAAGGCGGCCTCACCGCCGATATCGCCAACCTGCCGAAGGAGTAAGCCATGTCTCGCTATCGTCGAGTGAACATCGACGGCAAGTCGCTGTTCAAGACCGAAACCCGCAAGACCGCCGCGGCACTCCTGCCCGGCACGTTCGCCGTGATCAATGGCAGCGACCTGTTCGCCCAGGCAAGCGCCAGCGTTGGCCGCCTCTACGTCATCGACTGCGCTCATCACGAAGGACTCAACATCCGCGATGCGGTTCCCGCCGGCCATTCGGCCGTGGGCAACTACGTCGAAGAGGGTCGCGAGCTCGCCGTGCTGTGCCCGGCCGGCACCTACAAGAAGGACACGCCGATCAAACTCGGCACCAGCGGCCAGGGTGCCATCGCGTCGAGCGATACCGACACGGTCCTCGGGTACAGCCAGGACGATGCAGTCATCGCCTCCGGCGAAACCGACTTCATACGCATCCGCTTCCGTGTCGGCAGTGTCGCCGCCCCGGCGCCCTAATAGGAGTACGGACACATGTTCCTCACCCAGCAAGCAATCGCCGCCCATCCTCGCCTGATGGGCCACTACCAGGAGTTGCAGGCCAACCGCAACATCTGGAACAACCAGAACGCTGCGATGATCACCCACCACCGCGGCGCCATGACCCCCGAAATGCTGGCCTGCAACGCGCTCGCCGGCCTGGGTCGTGAGTTCTGGGCCGAGGTCGACGCCCAGATCATCCAGTACCGCAACCAGGAAACCGGCATGGAGATCGTCAACGATCTCCTGCAGGTGCAGACCGTGCTGCCGATCGGCAAGACCGCCAAGCTCTACAGCGTGGTCGGCGACATCGCCGATGATGTGTCGGTGAGCATCGACGGCCAGGCCCCGTACTCCTTCGATCACACCGAGTACAACTCCGATGGCGACCCCATTCCGGTGTTCACCGCCGGCTACGGTGTCAACTGGCGCCATGCCGCCGGCATGAACACCGTCGGCATCGACCTGGTTCTGGACTCGCAGGCTGCGAAGCTCCGCAAGTTCAACAAGCGGATCGTTGCCTACACCCTGGACGGCGCCATCAACATCCAGGTCGAGAACTACCCAGCTCAGGGTCTGCGCAATCACCGCAACACCATCAAGGTCAACCTGGGCTCCGGCGCCGGCGGCGCGAACATCGACCTGACCACCGCCACCCAGGAGCAACTGGCTGCGTTCTTCACCACCGGCGCTTTCGGCCAGGCTGCCCGCAACAACAAGGTAGATGCCTATGATGTGCTGTGGGTGTCCCCGGAAATCTGGGGCAACATGAACCGCCCGGCAACCGTGGCAATCGGTGGTAGCACGATCCTGAGCGGCGGCACTGTTTTGCAGTTGATCACCCCGTTCATCCCGGCGCGCGCGGTTCGCCAGACCTTCGCCCTGTCGGGCAACGAGTTCCTGGGCTATCAGCGCCGCCGCGACGTGGTCACCCCGCTGGTCGGCATGGCTACCGGCGTTGTGCCGCTGCCGCGCCCGCTGCCGCAGGTCAACTACAACTTCCAGATCATGAGCGCCATGGGCATCCAGGTGAAGAAGGACGACGAAGGTCTGTCCGGCGTGATCTACGGCGCCAACCTGGCGTAAGGAGAGCGACATGCCCAAGTATGAGGTGATCAAACCCTGGAACGGCGTTTCCAAAGGCCAGGTGCTGGAACTCGACACTCTGGCTGCGGCGCTCCTGCCGAACGTGCGCGAGGTTGGCGCACTCAGGAACGGAAGCCTGACCTTGGACGTTTCGGCCCAGGTCGACGAAGCGGCCAGGCAAGCTCTCGCCGAAGCGCGTGCATCCGTCGATGCCATGATCGACGAAGCCAAGGCCCAGGCCGAAGGCATCATCGCCGCAGCCAACGCGGAAGCAGCGAGTATCCGGGAGCAGGCCAAGGCCCAGGCCGGCACCCTGACCCCGGCGATCCCGGACGGAAGCGAGCGCCGCGAGCTGATCAAAGCGTGCCTGAAGGAGCTGAAGATCGAGTTCGATGGCCGCCAGGGCGAGGAAGCGCTTGCCGCCCTGCTGCCGGAGGGCGAACTGGTGAAGCTGTTCCCGGCCAAGTGACCGGTGCGTGACGAGAGGCCGCCTGCGGGCGGCTTCGTCGTTTCTGGCCCCAGAAATGGGGCCTTCTTCTTTCAGGAATCGGACATGATCACAGTTGAACAGGCCCGGCAGTACCTGCAGAGCCAGGGCATCGACAACGTGCCCGATTTCATCCTCGCGGCGTGGATCGAGCAATTGCAGGAGATCCAGGACTGCCTGGATGCCCACTACCCGGCATCGACCGCGCTGCTGATTCAGGCCTACCTGCTGGCGCTGTTTGCGCTGGCCCAGGCCGACAAGTACATCAGCAGCCAGACGGCCCCATCCGGCGCTTCTCGATCGTTCCGCTACCAGGCCTTTGCTGATCGCTGGAAGGCGCAGTTGGCCCTGCTGAACGCCCTGGACAAACACGGATGTGCGACGGGACTGATCCCGCCGAATCCAACCCAAACCGCCCATGGCGGTCTTTGGATCGCGCGAGGCGGCTGCATGTGTGGTGACTCATGAGCACGACGGCGAATTGGAGTTACACCAACACGGCGACGGTTCGGCCATTCCTGCACTTCGACCTTTCGACCCAGGAGGCCGTTTACGGCCCTGAGTACGAAATCGCCTGCACCTGGGTAGCGAAGGGAGAGCAGGTCCGCGACAACAGCGGCGCCGAATTCGTATCGCGACACCAGATATTCACCGAGGACCGCCGGCCGAAGTACCTGGACCTGATCCATTTCGACGGCTCCAACGGCTGGGAAGAGATTCGCTCGGTGACGAACTGGGACATGTCCTTCTTCGGTGAACAGCCCGACTTTCTGCTGGTGACCTGACATGGCAATCCAAGGAATCGACCGCGTCCGGCGGAATCTTCGTGTGGCTGTCGAAAACATCGCCGGCGGTGTTTCCGAGCGCGCAGTTTACGAGGTACTGAGCCAGGGCGCCGCAATGGCGCAGACCATGACGCCGATCGACACATCGACTCTCGTCAACAGTCAAACGGCCCCCCAGATCACTGTTGGCTCCAATGGGGTCGAGGGGAGCGTCGGTTACACCGCCGCCTACGCGGCGGCAGTCCACGAAGCGCCAGGCACTCTCGCCGGCCAGCCGCGCGACGAGAACGACCCCAGCCGGGGAGACTACTGGGATCCGAATGCGGAGCCTGAGTTTCTCACGAAAGGTTTTGACCAGATCATTCCAGCTATCCCGGCCATCCTCCGCAGGACCTACCGCGTATGACCCCCTACGACGCCTTCCAGGACTGGCTGGCTTCGATCCTGGGCGAGGGCTACCAGTACAGCCGTGGGATGTGGGTCGACCACCCCTCGCTCGACTCGGCATTCATCGCAGCGATCCAGCAAACCGGCGGCGCCCCGACTCAGGTCGACGTCCGTCGCCTGCGGCTCAAGGTGATCCTCCTCGGCCCGAAGGGCGTCCGGAAACACGTTGTCGACGTCGGCAACTCAATCGAGACCCTGGCGCAGGCAGCGCTTGGCGACAGCGTCCCCTGTGGCGCCGCATCTGTTCGGGCAATCGGAGAGCCGATCGGGCCCGGATACACCACGGAAAACCGGGCCTGGTACAGCCTGGACCTTGAAGTTCTCTACTAATCAGGAGGCCAGACATGGCTTGCAAGAAGCTCAAATTTCCGGGCCGCGACGTCGTGCTCGAGTATTACATCGGGTGCGGCGATGCGCTGCCGGCGGAGAATGACTGGCGCCGCTTCGGGTCGCTCCGCACGAAGGAGTACACCATCGAGTGGGACACCATCGACGCAACCGATTCCGACTCGGTCGGCGCGCTGCGCGAGAACCTGGCCAGCTTCCAGACGCTGACCATTTCCGGTGACGGTACCGTAAAGGCCTCCGGCGCTGGCGCGCAGAACCTGATCGACCTGACGAAGCATGTCGTGAAACCTGACTCGACTGGCGGACAGCCTGTTGTCTGGATGCGCATGACTTTCCCGGACCTGACCTTCACCGCGTTCATGCTCATCAGCAACCTCAGTCGCTCCGCGCCGTACGACGATGTCACTACCTACAGCTTCGAGGCTTCGGCGACCGCTTCCGACTTCGGCCTGATCGTCGAAGATACCCCCGACGCGGATGCGCCGGACCCGACCAGCATTCAGGTCGTGCCGGAGACCCTCTCGCTTACCGTTGGCGAAGGCTTCAACTTCGAGGGCGTCGTGCTGCCTGTTGGCGCTCCGCAAGGCCTGCGCTGGACTTCCAGTGCGCCGACCGTGGCCGCGGTGAACGCGGTTACCGGCGAGGTGAGCGCGCTGTCGGCCGGCACCGCCACGATCACCGCTGCTTCCAGCGTCGCCCCGGGCGTCACCGATACCGCAACTGTCACGGTCGTCCCGCTGGTGCAGGGCATTACCGTCTCACCGACCTCCGTCTCGATCGCCGAAGGCGCCACCCAGCAACTGACCGCCGCTGTATCCCCGACCGGTGCGGCTCCTGGCCTGGTCTACGAAAGCGCGGCGCCGGCCATTGCCACCGTGAACTCGAGCGGCCTGGTTACCGGCGTTGATGTGGGCACCACCACGGTGAAAATCACCAGTGCGGCACGCCCCTCGGTCAGCGTGACCGTTCCGGTAACCATCACTGCACCGTGATCCTCACCGAGATCGGTGAGATAGGCGTACACACGGCCTCGGGGGAGTGCTTTCTCCTGCGGCCGTCCCTGTACGCCATGACCCAGCTCGGTACGCCGGCCGAGATTGTCGACGTCTTCGCGCGCGTCATGAGCGACCCGATCACCGAGAAGCATCAGGCGGACCAGTTCGCGGACGCCCTGGCCGTGGTGGTGGCCTGTAGTGAGCAGGACCTGTCCGACGTGTTTGGCTACTACGACCAAGACCTGGTCTACCGGCCAGGAACTGCGGACGTCGAGCACCTTGTGCCTCTCGCGCGCTGCCTGCTGAAGCACGGCGTCACAGGAGCGCTTCCGCCACTCCCCCGGCGCCACGACGAAGAGCCGAACTACTCGGGGGAATTCGTTGCGCGGGAGTACGTCGCGACGGCGATAGCGCACCTGGGGCTGAGCGAGCGCGAAGCCTGGTCCATGACCATGACCGGCCTGATCGGCGCTCTGCGCGCGAAATACCCCCCAACCGAATCGAACGCTCCGGGCGCCAGAGCCCCGACCGCGGCAGAGCATGACGCGACGATGGAGTGGTTCGACAAGATCGAGGCCAAGCGCAAGGCGCGGGCGAAAGGAGCACCCTGATGGCTGAGAATGTCGGCAGCATCTACTACACCGTCGAGGCGGATACCTCCAGCCTCGTCAACGGTGCGAACGCCGCCGATCGCTCGCTGGACAGCATGCAGGGTTCCATGCAGCGGACCGATGCGACTGCTGGGAAGTTGCAGACCCGCATGACCAGGGTGGCGGGAGCTGTGCGGCAGGCCAACCAGCAGATCGGCGCCCAGACCTCGGCATACAGCGGGCTGACCCGGGTCGTTGCTGCTTACCTTTCGCTCCGGACGCTCCAGTCGGTCATCGAACTTTCCGACCAGTACGGCCAGATGGCCTCGCGCATTCGGAACGCCACCAGCAGCGCCGAAGAGTACGCCATGGTGCAGGAGCGCCTGTTGCAGACCGCCAACGGCACCTTCCGGGCGCTGAGCGAGGCTCAAGAGGTCTACCTGGCTACGGCTGACACGCTCAGGGATCTCGGCTATACCACGTCCGACGTCCTGGACATCACCGACTCGTTCTCCTACGCGCTGGTTCGCGACGCCGCGCGCGCCGACCAGGCCACCACCGCCATGGATGCGTGGTCCAAGGCGTTGATGAAGAACAAGGTCGAAGCCGATGGCTGGGCCTCGATCATGGCCGCGACTCCGTCGATCGTGGAAGGCATCGCCGAGGCTACCGGCCGGACCCAGGCTGAAATCCGGCAATTGGGCGCCAGCGGGAAGCTGTCTGTCGAGGCACTGAACGAAGGGTTGCGCCGCACCCGGGACGAGAACAAGGCACTGGCCGATGAGATGGAAACATCGGTCGCAGACTCGTTTACCAAGCTTCGCAACAGCATGACGGTGTTCATCGGCAAGGTGAACGAGTCGAGCGGCGCCAGCCAGATTCTGACCAGCAACATCGCCGAACTCGCGGATGCATTGCAGGACCCCGAGACCATTCGTGCCGCCCAGGAGTTGGCGGCCGGGGTGGTAGGCGCCCTCAACCAGATCATCGCCGGCGCGAAAGAAACTGTTCGGATTGTCAAATGGGCGGCCGAGGGAATTGCCGCGGCGCTACACGGCGCGGCGTCTGACGATATTGTCCGCCTGGAGGACCAGCTCAACACGTACCAGGAGATGCTGGCAAACCCGCTGAAGCGCCTGCGCATCGGCGGGAAAGGGCAGGCGATCGCGCTGTTCAGTGAGGACGAAATCAAGGCGAATATCGCCGCGACGCAAGCGCTGATCGACCAGTTCTACAAGGACCAGGAGAAGAAGCCTCCGGTAGTTGTGCCGAACGTAGAGTCACCGTCTACCCAGGGTAAATCGGGCGGGAAGACCGGTACCGTCAACGCCGAGGCCGCTGCCACCGCAGGCACGAAGAAGCTCACCGAGGCGCAGAAGGCAGCCAAGAAAGCCGCTCAGGAACTCGCCCAGGCGCAGAAGGAAAACATCGACACCATTGCTGGCCTCGGCCAGCAACTCGCTCTTGTCGGCCTGAAGGGCAAGGACCTGATGCAGACCCAGGCAGAGCTGCAACTCAACGAGTACGCCACGCCGGAGCAGGTCGCCCAGGTCCGCGCGCTCGCCGCAGCTCTGTACGAAGCGCAACAGGTCGAAGCCAACAAGCAGTTGCTGGGGCAGATAGACCCGATCGCCGGCGAAGACCAGCGCTACCAGACCGAACTGGAGAATCTGAAAAAGCTGAACGAGGCCAAGTTGCTCGAGGACCAGCGCTACCTGGAACTCAAGACGCAGGCCGAGCAACAGCACGATGCCACGATGAAGCAACTGGAGGAGGAACGATTCCGCCGCCAGGCTGCCGGCAACGAGATGATCATGGCAACGCTGGATCAGGTACAGCAGGCCGGCACGAACGCTCTGACAGGGCTGATAACCGGGGCGAACAACGGTGCTGACGCCATGCGGCAACTGGCCGGCGCCATGCTGAACCAGGTCGTGGGCGCCCTCGTCAAGGTCGGCATCGAACAGGCGAAGAACTTCATCATGGGGCAGGCCCAGCAGGCGGCTGCGGCGACGACAGCCGCGGCGACAGGTGCAGCTATGGCTTCCGCCTACGCGCCAGCCGCCGCTGCCGCCTCGGTAGCGTCATTCGGCGGGGCGGCAACGGCTGGCCTTACCGCAATGGCGGCCGCTATCCCGGCGATGCTCGGCATGTTCGCTGGCGGCCGACAGTACGGCGGCCCCGTAGGGGCTGGTGGCATGTACCGCATCAACGAGAACGGCGCGCCAGAGGTATTCCAGGCTGCGAATGGCCGGCAGTACATGCTGCCGAACACGCGAGGCGAGGTGATCAGCAACGGCGACGCCACCGCGCAGGGCTCGCCGCAGATCAGCCTGCAGATCATCAACAACGGTCCTCCGGTTTCCGCCACCGCCACCATGGACGGGAACAACTTGCGGGTAACTCTCGATGCGGTCGAGCAGGACTTTGCCAACAAGGTTTCTTCCGGCCAGGGGCTTTACCCGAAAGCAATCGAAGGCGCCTATGGATTCAAGAGGGCAGGGCGATGATCAAATGGCCTGATGGCCTTCCCTTCCCACTCAGGGAGGGGTACGGCTTCAAGACGGTAGAGCCTATGGCCAGGACGTCCCTCCAGAGCGGCCGGGCACGCTACAGGCGGAACTTCAGCAATGTGCCGGTCGCGCTGGAGGTTTCCTGGCTGTTCACTGCTGAGCAGGCTCGGCTGTTCAAAGGGTGGTACCGAGACGTCCTGAAAGATGGCGTCAAGTGGTTCGAGTGCAATTTGCGTACGGAGGAGGGAATCGTTCCGTGCAACCTGCACTTCGAGGGGATCTACGACGGTGGCTATCTCGTCGGGCGCGACCACTGGCGTTTCAACGCAACCGTCGTGATGCGAGAGCGCTCGATCATCGATCCTGGGTGGGCCGAGATTCTGCCCGAGTACATCCTCCTCGCGGATATCTTCGACATCGCGATGAACAGGGAGTGGCCTCGACATGGCGACGGCTCTTGAGCGCTTCTATGCCTCCGGCGGTGAAGACCTGAAGCTCGCCACGGTCGAGTTGTCATGCCCGGCGTGGCCGGAGCCTATCCTCATCTGCCAGGGCTATGACGACATCACCTGCATGACCGAAGACGGGCGGCTGCTGACGTTCATTGCCGGCGCTATCGACGTATCGATTCCGAAGCGAGACAACAGCGGAAACCAGAACGTTGGATTCGCAATCGACAACGTGACCGGATTCGCACAGCAGCGTATCAACGAAGCCCTGGAGGCTGGCGAGTATGTGACCCTGATCCTGCGGATGTACCTGGAGAGCGATCTCACAGCGCCCGCTGAGCGGCCATACCGCATGAGGGTCAAGACGCCGGGTTTCGAGGGTCTCACTGTTCAGGTCGAGGCCGGTTACTACGACCTCATCAACACCGCCGCGCTGCGCCACATCTACAACGTGTCGGAATTCCCTGGCCTGAAGTACTGGCCGTAGTAGGATGCTGGTGTGGCTAGGGTCGCTCCCGAAAAGCGGCAACCTCACCGCCTGCCACGTCCACATTGAGGCTCAGCTAGAGGTGGTTGAGATGAGTTACGACAAGGTAGATTGGTCGGTTGCCCCTGCTGACGCAACGCACTGGGAAATGACCGAGGTAGGTAGGGCGGTCTGGTCTCAAGAAAGACTGGTTGAAGATGGGAAAGGAAACCGCTTTCTATCCCGACTTGCATGTGATGATGATCGGAATTTCGCGCCAGATTTCGGATTTTCTGGAGACTACAGAGATAGCATCACGTCTCGTCCAGGATGGAACGAGTATGATTTCGTCGAGCAAATTCTGCATGGAATACCCAGGCAGAAAGCGCTCGACATGAAGTATGTCCTGACGACGCTTCAAGCGCGTCTTCGCGAGAATCGGCCAATCGATAACAGCGAAAGGCTACTCCTTCTCAACTTGGTAAACGTCGCTTTGATCTAAGTCGGCCGACCCAAGAAACCCGCTTCGGCGGGTTTTTTATTGCCTGGAATTCCCATGCCGAACAGATACCTCACCGCCATCTATACCGAGGGCGGTCGGGCCCTGCCGTGCCTGGACTGCTGGGGCCTGACGCTTATAGCGCGGGTTGAGCTGTTCGGACTGCCGATGCTGAGCGACTTCGGCGGTGTCACGCGACTCACACCAGTTTCGATGCAGCGGGCGTGCGATACGGAGATCGAGCGCGCGCTTGAGCAGTGCGAGCCAGGGCCTGGGGTCATCGCTGCGGCCTACAGAGGGCGTCTGCTCGATCACGTAGGCCTGCTGGTCGAGGTGGATGGTCGCCTGCGGATTCTCGAAATCAATCCGGGGAGCGGGGTGTCGCTCACACCGCTCCAGAAGTTCTCCGACAAATACTCCAAGGTGGTCTTCTACCGTGATCGAAATCTACCCATCGCTCCTTGACGGAGAACCGCTGGAGCGGCATCCGATCGGCCGCAGGATGACGATTCATGCCTGGCTGACCGCGAATTCTCCTGGGTACCGCTGCCACGACGTTCACCCGTTCTCCATCGGTGTCGTCCCCGCCGAGGTTGCGCTCTGCGGTGACCTGACCGACAAGCAAAAAAAGGCCCATGAGGAGTTCATCCATCCCGGTGAGTGGGCCGAGCGCATCATCGACCGTGGCGATATCGTCCGGATCTACAAGCTGCCGCGCGGGACCGATCCGTTCACGATCACGGCAGCGCTGTTCAAAGGTGCGCAATCGGTTTTTCGGATGCTCATGCCTCAATTGCCCGGCATGCCGACGAACCCCGGGCAGGGCGCGTCGCTCTCTGAAACCAGCGCGCGCGGGAACAAGGTAAAACTCGGCGATGCGATCCGCGAAGTCGCCGGCCGTCGCCTGATTTATCCCGACTACATCCTGCCGCCCCGGAAGTATTTCGCCGGTCCTCGTGAGCAGTGGACCGAAATGCTGTTGTGCATTGGGCGTGGTCGATTCCAGATCGCCGAAGGGGCAGCGAAAATCGGTGACACGTCGTTCCTGGCACTGGGCGCTGATGCCTCTTTCCAGATTTTCGAACCAGGGCAGAACGTCAGCGGGCACCCGGCATCGGTCTGGTGGCACCTGGTTGAGGAAGTTGGTGCGAGCTCAACTGGTAATGCCGGCCTGGACCTGACCGAGAGCTCCAATCTCACCCCGAACCCGTCGGCAACTACGTTCACGTTTTCCGGAACGAACATCATTATTTCTGCCGGAGCAGGGTCGTTCCCCTCTGACTGGGTTGCGGGGACGATCCTCCGGGTTGAGGCGATGTACCCCTATTCGGTGAACGATGGCGGCGGGACGAATCGCGACGTCGTGACAGGGGATATCGCTCAGCTCGGGCTGGATGTTGGCGATGAGATCGAGGTGGTCGGCACCAACGGCGGCCTCTACCTGGTGAACGACATCACCTCAACGTCGATGACGCTCAACTACAGCAACGGTTCGCCGGCCAATGCGTTGCAGACCGGCTCCGGAAATGCAGCAATCGGCCCGCGTGGGCTGCGCTATCGGATCACGGCGTACAGCGCGCAGCAACTCACCGTCGAGCGGCTGACCAGTGCGGGTGGTGTCGATGTTGACTGGCCAGGATTCACCGCTCTCAACTCGTCTACGTCCCGAGTCACCATCGATCCGACCAGCCTAGAAGGGGGCTGGCGCGGTCCCTTCCCGGCGTGCCCAGTATCGGAGAAGACCAACTTCGTCGAGATCGACGTATTTTGCCCGGAAGGGCTTTGCGGTGTAGGCAGGGAAGGGCAGATCTACCAGATCCGCACCTATTACGACATCCAGTGGCGAGACATGGCCATCGGCGGCGCATGGACGACGGTCAGCAAGAACCACGCAGGGAGTTCATTGGATCAGCAAGGATTCACGGATGGCATCTCGCTGCCGTACATGATGCGACCCGAATTTCGCATTCGAAAAGTGTTCGTCAACCAGGGCGGCAACTCAACATCCGAGTACCGAGACCGCACCCAGTGGTACGGGATGCGCGCGCGCCTCCAGGCTCCATCGTCTTACGCCGGCGTCACGGTAATGGCTGTTCGGTATCGGTCGTCTGACCGCATCGCGGCGCAGACCGAAAGCCGCGTTTCGGTGGAAGCTACTCGAATGCTACCGACTCGGCAGAACGGTGCATGGACGCCCGAGATAGCAACGCGAGACATCGTCCCGTTCCTCTGCTACATCGCGAAGGAGCGCGGCTACACCGATGCGGATCTCGATCTCGAAGAACTGGATCGGCTGGACGCCATCTGGAAGGCCCGCGGCGACACGTTCGACATGATCTACGAGGACGGTAAGGTCACGGTCGCCCAGATCATGGACGACGTGCTTGCGGCCGGGTACGCCGAGAAGACCATCAAGCGCGGCGTGATCTCTGCGGCCAGAGACGAGCCCAGGACAACGTTCGGGCACATGTACTCGCCGCAGAACATGGACGGCCCACTGAGGATCAGCATCAGCGCGCCGTCTGAGGACGACTATGACGGTATAGATGTCAAGTTCGTGAATGCCAATGGATGGGTCGACGATACTGTGCCATGCCGCATAGATGGTGATATTGGGCGCAAGGTGGAGACGATAACCGCCGTTGGTGTGACGGACCGCGACCGAGCCTGGCGCTACGGGATGCGCCGCAGGACGGCACAGCGATACCGGCGAGCCGAGTATTCGTTCGAAACTGGCCTCGACGCGCTGAACAGCGAGTTCTGGGATTACGTGGCCCTCGCCGGCGATGTTCCCGGTCCCGGATTGGCGCAGAGCGCATACCTGAAATCGTTCGTGATCTCGGGAAACTCGGTCCTGATCGAGTCCAGCGAGCCGCTCGACTGGTCGCTGCTGAACTCTCCAGCGTTGTACCTGCGCCGCCCAGATGGAACGGTATCCGGCGGATACCCGGCATCTCGGATCGACGACTACCGGTTGAGCATTCCCAGTATCGATTTCGTCCCCGATGTTTCCTGGGAAATCGAACCGCCGCACTTGTTGCTGGGAAACCCATACCCGGCCCTGATCAGTTCCATCGATCCCAACGGCAATACCGCTGCGTCCGTTCGTGCGGTGAACTACGACCCCAGGGTCTACACCTACGACAACGCCAGCGCCCCCAACTGACCGCACACACAAATCCAGAGCCCGCCATAGAGCGGGCTTTTTCATGCCCGGAGAATTTGCATGACTACGTATGCCACCGGCAATCCGCTTGGCTCCAAAGACCCGCGCGACTTGTACGACAACGCCGAGAACTTCGACGCGGCAATGAACGACCGCGTGAACGTGGCGTGGAGTGACCGATTCGGCGTCTCTAGAAAAACCTGGTTTGGAGTCGAACAGCAGGTCAACGACTTCCTCGCAAACTCCGGCTTCGAGCCGGTGCCGCTGGAGTACGTCGATGGCACTCCGCTTACCGTTGATCGGCCAACACAACTGATTGAACGCGATGGGGACTTATACAGCGTCAAGCTTCCAGCATCGTTCCCTGTAAACCTTACTGGGAACTGGGCGACTGATCAGAACCTATTGGTCGCTCAAGTAGACCGTTCTCTCCGCCAACAACTGAGGGATGCTGGCGGATCAGGTATGGTGGGATTCAATGCATCTGAATCTTACCCATCAGATACAGTCGGCTATGAAGTAAAGACCCTAGGTGCGCTCAAGGTTGTCGTAGTTACGAATTACGGCGCTACCGGCAACGGGACGACTGATGACACGGCGGCGATTCAGGCTGCCATTGCAGCAGCAGGGCCATATTCAGATGTCGTATTCCCGTCTGGAACCTACCTCATCACCTCTACGCTCACCTCGTTGACTGGTCAGCGCTGGCTTGGTAGGGGCGGCCAACGAGGCACTACGATCAAGAAGGGCGCCAACATCGACATGGTTGTTGTGGGCAACCTTTCCACTATTCTTGATATCAACCTAGAAGGCGTTGGCGCTACTTACACTGGGAAAGGGTTCCGTATTGTTTCTGGATTTAGTCAATCGATCACCCGGTGTCGGGCGGTAAACATGGGCGGGAACCCCCTGTGGTTCGATGTCGATGCAGGTAGCGGGGCTAATGTGACATGCTTTGAAGGCTACCCTGTAGATCCAGATGCCTATGCAGGAATCCAGATTGCTGGTGATACTGGTGCTCATCCTAGATTTTTCAGAGGTATTTGGTTGGGTGGTGCTAACTTCGCACTAGGCCCAGGTGGCGGAAATGGTGGGAGTCTGTCTGAGTTCTATATCAGGACTTTCATATTTGATCCGACATCCGCGCTTTTCCATATCTCAAATGGAAGATGTTCTACTCCCGCCACAACTCTCAGGGGATTTGACCACTCAATTGATGGGGTTGCGTTCTCTGGCACTGTGACCCTTGACTCTGCTCAAGGAATTAATCTCGGACCATCATGTGGTATAAATAACAACTTCACCGAAGTCAACTCGAAATATAACTCTGTCTATATCCAGAGAAGAACTTACACTCCAACGTGGGCGCAGTCTACTGCTACGCCATCAATCGGAAATGGCACTCTTACCGGGAGTTTCGTCAGGTCTGGTCATATGTGCCACCTCCAGCTTGAGCTTATTGCAGGTTCAACGACCACCTTTGGCGACAGCGCCTCGGCTTATAGGTTCTCGCTACCTTTCCCTGGGCATCTGTCGTTTAACCAACGTGGCTTCCCTGTAAAAATCTATGACTCAAGTGCCGGGACGGATTTTACTGGGTGGGCGAGTATTGCGGCTGGTTCCTCGGAGTTTACGATCTCTTTCGGAGGACAGCAGGTTAGGGCGTCTTCGCCCATGACATGGGCAAATGGGGACACCTTGCAGTGCTCATTTTCGTACATGGTTAGGTAGGTTCGAGTCGCCACAGGGATGTGGCTATCGGCTACAATCGGCGCCTGTCAATCTGGAGGACGCCATGTACGCGATGCTCACCGGGGTAACCCTGCTCATTTTTTCAGTGCTTGCAAGGCTTCTAGCGCGTATCGCCATACACCCCTCTGTCGCTATGCCGGTCACCTGGGGGTTAGGCCTTCTCGGGGTCAGCCTAGCATCTATGATAGGTTTCTATCCTGTCGAGTCAGACGCTCTGCTTATTTTCCTCGCCGGTGTCCTTTCGTTTTCACTCTCGTCCGCATTTTTCTCTTTCATCTACAATTCATATACTCCTCCATATAGCTACAACATTCTTTTCGATAGAGATCTGCGCGCTAAATCTCTAGTTTTTTTCTTCTGCATAGCACACCTGTTTTTTCTCACAGTAATCTACAGAGATTTGTCCTCTATTGCTCCAACTCTGCGCGAAGCTGCATATATGGTTCGTGCGCAATCAGTATCAGGTGAGCCGCTCCTAAGTTCTTTGTCTCTGAACTATCTTCAGCTTGGACAAACAGTAATACCTCTTGTGGTCTTGCTTTATCTGCGTGGAAAATGCGGGGCTATAGGGATGCTGTCTGTTTCTGCTCCATGGATGGCTGTCATACTTCTGGCAAGCGGTAGGTCATCTCTTATGCAGATGCTTGTCGGGTTGTTCTTTATTTATGTTCTGGTAAAGGGTCGTCCATCCATCAAGAGCATTTTTGTAATAGGTGCGGCAATGTTCTTGGTCATTGCCGTTGGTGCAGTTGCAACATCTAAGATCCAGTTTCACGAAGGTGATGGACTCTCTACCTTGTTCGTTGAGCTTTATCGTCACGTTGCTGGATATGCTTTGCAGGGCCCTGTTTTATTTGATCGGTACTATCAGGGGTTAATTCAGGTTGAACCTCATTGGTCTCCTTTTAACGGTCTTTGCAGTATGGGTTATATATTGGGCTTGTGTGATAAGCCCATTCAGCACCTAGACTTTTACGCTTATGCTCCAGGTGAGCTTGGAAACGTATACTCAGTATTCTTCTCTATGTACCCTCACTATGGTGTTTTAGGTGTGGTTTTCTTCATGTCTGTTTATGGGATGGTTTGCTCATATGCATATTGTAAAGCCAAGAAGGGTAGTCTGTATTTCACAATTCTTTCCTCGTACTTCTTTTCTGCAATCGTGTTTTCCCTGTTTAGTGACCAGATATCCACGTCATGGTGGTTCTACGTCAAAATGACGATCATCCTGGGAATCCTGTGCTTCGTGTTTAAGCGTGACAGAATGTTTGTGATACGCCTTCCGCAGAAAGCCAACTGATATCGTAAAGTCTTCCAGGGCGCCGGCCATTCAGCCGGCGCCGAGCAAGCCACTAGCGGATGCTGAAATCAGAGTACCGGTTGAGCCTCAGTCGCCTCTGTACCGCATCGAATTCACCATCGAAATCCTTCCTGAGCTTCCAGACGCCCATGTAACCATCCTTGAAGTGGTCGATCATCTCTACGCCAGCGCGGGAGCCGTGCTGCTCCAGGAAGCTGTAGAGGCTGTGGCGCTTGAATATCTCGTACAGGTACTGGAAGTGGTGGCAGACGAAGTACACGTCGTAGAGCTGGTGGTCGTTGAGCATGGTGCCGCAGCGTTTTTCAGGCTTCGGCAGCAATTCGCCTTCGTGAACGCTGTAGGCGGCGACGAAGTTGCGGGCCGCATCCAACTGATTGGCGGGGATGTCTGTGGCAGACCGAACCCCGAATGCGGCATGGGTCTGTGACCAGATTTTAGCGGTGGCGCGGCGGCGGACTTCGACGGGGAGGGCAGCTACCTTCCCCTTGATCAACGAACCGAGCATGTGGAAGCCATCGGTGCCGATGGTTTCGCCAACCAGGGTTGCCATCTTGTTGCTGGAGTCCTCATAGCGACCATGCTTGCGAATTGCAGGAAGCACCTCGGCGGTTACCCATTTCTTGAAGCGCTTGGCCTCGGCCTTGCGGCTGCGCAGGATCGCCGAGTACAGCCCAGACTCGTTGATGACCAGCATTTCCTGATCACCGCCAGGGGTGGGCAGAATCTGCCTACCCTTTTCGTCATCGTCCAGATTCCGCGCCATATCCTTTGCAGTCAGGTACTGGAGAGCAGAGGCGATATCGGCAGCAACGAACCATGGCTGGTCGTCGATCAGCATGGTGCGGACTTCGCGAGCGTCGAACTGGAACGGAATTACTTGAGCGGTTTGCATGATGAGGACTCCTTACCTGTTTGGGAGTTCGCCATCTCTGCGACCAAGAAGAGGGAGGCGAACTGTACGCGGGTTGGCCGACCGGGGGTAAGGCTCCCGGCACACCCGAAGGTGTCCCACGCACAGCCCGCCATAAAGCGGGGGCATAAAAAAACGCCCTGCGGCGCTGTGCGCCTTACCGATTCGGGCGGCCAAGCCCGACCGCTGAATTTGCAGCGGCAGGCGGAATATGGAATAAACGCCAGCATTCGTCAACGTTCATGAGGGGCTGGGGTGGCTAAAAAGGAAATCGACCCAGCGAGCATCCATGCGAACCGAATGGCTAAGCTGAATAGCGCGTCCAGCAGCTACGGTTGCAGGACTTTGTTTATGCATCTATCGGCCCTTCGTCCAGATACCCGAACCTCTCACGCGGCAAGGCATGGAAAGCTTTTCACTGCTGATCAGGTAAGGGAGTGGTATGCGCGTGATGGCAATTCAGAGGGTTGCAGGTGCTCACTCGTCGAGGTTCTCGTAGACGAGCAGGGTATCCCCCTGACCCCCATGCTGGTTGAGCGTGCGCGTCAGACTTTCGAAAATATGAAGGCGAAGGGGCGCGGCGACTGGACAAGAGAACTGTGACCTTGAGTGATCTCAGCAGCCCGGCCAAGAGCCGGGCTTTTTTATTTCAGGAGAACGTATGCCTATCACCGAGCAGCAGTTGCTGCAGATCCTCCCGAACGCCGGCCCTCGAGCCGGCGTTTTTGTTGGTGCGCTGAATCGTGGGATGACGCGGTTCGGCATTACCTCGCTGGTGCGCGCGGCGGCATTCCTCGCCCATGTCGGCCACGAAAGCGGCCAGTTGACCCGCTTGGTGGAGAACCTCAACTACAGTGCGCGCGGCCTGGCGGCGACCTGGCCGAGCCGGTATCGCGCCGCCGACGGCCAGCCGAACGCTCTGGCGCAGCGCCTGGCGCGCAACCCCCGAGCCATCGCCAACAACGCCTACGCCTCGCGCAACGGCAATGGCGACGAGGCGTCGGGCGACGGCTGGCGGTTCCGCGGGCGTGGCCTGCTACAGATCACCGGCCGGTCGAACTACCGCGCCGCCGGCGCCGGGCTGGGCCAGCCGCTGGAGCAGGAGCCCGAGCTTCTCGAGCAACCGGAGTGGGCGGCGATCTCGGCGGCCTGGTGGTGGGCCAGTCACGGCTTGAACGACCTGGCCGACCGCGGCGATTTCGCCGCCATCACTCGGCGCATCAACGGCGGCACGAACGGCCAGGCGGAGCGCATGACGCTGTGGGAGCGCGCCAAGGCGGTGCTGTCGTGATCTCGGCTCGCGTGATCTCGATCGCGCTGGCCTGCCTGCTGCTGGTTGGCCTCGGCGCCGCCGGCGGTGTCTGGCTCGGCGCGCGACACTACCGGCCGCAGTTGGATGCCGCGAGCGCGGATCTGGCTGCCTGCCGTGCCTCCCGGGGAGAGTTGGAGTCCGCAGTGGCGGAGCAGGTCCGGCAGGTTGC